CACTTACACATTCTTCGCAGTTGCATTCAACAACAGCGCCGACGAATACATGGCGGCGAACTGGGTTGAGATCGCGGGATCGCAGGTAGTGTTGAAAATCATAGTGGGACTAGTTGTGTTCTTACCAGCATACGGATTATTGCTGAACAGACTACAGAAGACCTACAAACTCAAATAATCAGTTGGGGGAGTTTGCTCCCCCATTGACTTCTCATCTAAATATCCTATATAATTAAGAATAGGAAGGTACAAAATTTATGACAAACAAAGCAGGAAAAATCTGGGGCGAAACAGAACTTATATTAGCAAACAATTCACTGGAGTTCCACAGAATAGACTACAAGAAGGGCGGGGTATGTAGCAAACACCTGCACGAATGGAAGTGGAATGGATTCTATGTGATGAGCGGACAGATGAAGATCAGGGTGTGGCAGAAGGACTACGACCTTGTGGATGAGACTATCTTAAATCCAGGAGACTTCACTGCTGTAAAACCCGGTCTATATCATTCATTCGAGGGCCTGGAAGATGGCGTGGCATTTGAACTGTACTGGGCCAACTTCTCAGTGCATGATATACAAAGAGAGTCGGTTGGACATCTGAAAGACACAGACGGCAAGGTCGTTAGGCTGGACAAGAACAAGAAAAAATAAAATGATCCCTATCAAAGGATACGCCACTTTTGATCCACTCAAACACTGTTGGATAGGATCTGGTTTCAAAACCGAATGGTTCCATGATCTTCCCATATACAAAAATGATAAGATAATGGATCCCTTGAAAAAAATAGCAGATGAGACCGAAGAGGATTATCAGTTACTAGAGAAAATATTAAAAGACGCTGGTGTACATACCTACCGGAGTTTCCTAAATATAAACAAGTACGGGTCATTGAAAAATATTAATAGACCGCCGGTGTGTCCAAGAGATCATTTCGCAGTAGTCGGGGAAAAAATTTATTATGATGAAAAAATTTATCACGATGTTTCAGGTTTCAAGGGATTTGAGCCTGTGTTGCGTCAGATAGAAAGAAGGTCAATGCACATAGCAGAAAACACTATGTTTTCCACATCAGGCCTTTCCTCTGCCAATATGTGCAGAGTTGGCAAGGATCTCTATTGGGACATACATGAAGACGTGTTGTACCCTTATGTAAAAAAATATAAAGAAATGTGGACTGCCCAAGGTTTTAGAGTACACCTGTCTCATAGGGGATACCATTCAGATGGTTCTTTCTGTGTGGTCAAACCTGGATGTATTGTTTCATTGCATGACATCCAGGATTATAAAACGGAATTCCCAGGCTGGGACGTGTTATACCTTCCCGACCAATCATGGACAAAGGTTAGATCATTCCTTGTTATGAAAGGAAAAGTAGGAGGACGTTGGTGGCTCAAAGGTGAAGAACACAACGACCAACTTATTGAATTTGTTAACACTTGGATGAAGGACTGGGTAGGTTACGTGGAAGAAACTGTGTTTGATGTCAATATGTTGAGTATTGATCAGAACACCATCATATGCAACAACTACAATAAAGAAGTGTTTGAACACTTTAAAAAACACAAAGTGGAACCTATCATATTCAACTTCAGGCATAGGTACTTCTGGGATGGCGGAGTACACTGCATCACACAAGACCTGTACAGAGAAGGGACACAGGAGGACTACTTTGGCTAACATATATACCATATATGCAGATCACAAAGACAACATTACTGCACACAATTTCGTAGAGAAGATGAGTCTTTTCTTAGACAAACTTGTTGCACAAAAGAAGATGGATTGTTACAGAATAACGAGAATGAAATTAGGATTTAGATCTATGAATTTACCAGAATTCAGAATAGACATGGAATTTGAAAATATGCAGAAACTAGATGAGGCTATGACAATTACCATTGCAGATAAGGAAGTTGATAAAGTGCATGTTGGATTTAATCAATATGTGGATGTAGATACTATACAGCACTTCCTGTATAGAGATTTTCCAGATGACCTAAATAAACCAAAGTTGACTGAAGAGCAAAAGCCATATACAATAAACGAATTAGTAAAGGCAACAAAAAATATAAAACCAGACATATGGTAGATGAGAAAAAATATTACTATTCGGAGATATTTCACAGCATACAAGGTGAAGGACACTACACAGGCGTTCCGACCGCTTGGATAAGATTTTTCTTGTGCAACTTGCAGTGTAGTGGGTTTGGACAGAAGGATCCAACAGACCCAAGCACATATGAATTGCCATTCGAAGATTTTGATGTCGATAGTGTAAAAAAGGTCGAAGACCTTCCTGTGTGGGAGAAAGGCTGTGACAGTTCTTATACATGGGCAAAGAAGTTCAAGAAACTTATGGGACACGAAACACCCACAGTACTCGCAGATAAAATCGTGGACATATTGAAGACAGACACAAATGCAAACGGATTGTTCCTACATCCAAACTCTAGACAACATCAACACCTATGTTTCACAGGTGGAGAACCTTTGATGATAACAGGGCAGGCCGCGAGTATGGGCATATACAGATCATTAGAAAAGAGAGCAAACTTGCCGAGCTCGATGACGTTTGAAACAAACGGTACGCAGAAACTTACAGAACAGTTCAAACAATGGGTAAAGGATATACCAGAAGAAATATTCTTCAGTGTGAGTCCAAAACTGTTCACAGTGTCAGGTGAGAAGACGGCAAAAGCAATCAAGCCTGAGAACGTGAAAGAATATGCTGAATGTAGCAACAGAGGACAACTTAAATTTGTTGTGGGTGCAAGTAGAAGAGAGTGGGAAGAACTTGAAAACACTGTGAGAAAATTCAGAGAAGCAGGTGTAAATTGGCCTGTATGGATAATGCCCACTGGTGCAAGGGAGGAAGAACAGACTGCTACTGCTGGTAAGGTGGCAGAAGAGGCATTCAAGAGAGGATACAATGTGGCGGCCAGAGTCCATGTGTATCTGTTTGGTAATGCAATTGGCACATAATAATAGACGGAAAGGTAAAAATACTATATAATAATACTATGAAGGTGAAAAAAACAGCAAAGACAACTATTAAGAAAAAAAACACAAAAGGTTCTAAGAAAACGAAGAGCGAAGAACCGATCGTTAAGGTTTTGAACTTGAATGTGAATCCCGAAAACCCAAGGAACGGTTTCTTCGAACTGGATTGGAACGACGAGTTCGTGAACATGCTAAAACAATCTGGTTACGAGGGTGCAAGTGAAGAAGAAATTGTGGACAGATGGTTCCAGACACTTTGTAGAACCATAGGAAACGAGCAAGGCATAGACGTCACTGGATCTGGCTACGTACAGATCAACAGGAGAGACGATGGCAAGACCGAAGTCAGTTAATCATACTTGTAGGTTTAGTATAGTTCAATAATTTTGATGTACTCCCTAGAAACTTTATCTGAAATTAACTTTGAATTAAGCAGTCATTGTAATTCTAAATGCCCGCAGTGTCCTCGTTACGACATATTTGGTAATGTACACAAGGACCTTAATGTCGCACACCTAGATCTAGACATAATTAAAAAATTACCCCTGAAACAAATGAAAAAATTAAAAACGATTAGTTTGTGTGGTAATTTTGGTGATCCGTTAATGCATCCTGATTTAAACGAAATCGTCAATTTTTTTCAAAACCAACAGATATCGATTAGCACCAATGCTTCTCTAAGGAGCAAGGAGTGGTGGACTAAACTAGGAGCACATAAAAATATTGAAGTCACTTTTTGTATCGACGGAATAGAGTCTGTACACGAGTTGTATAGGAGAAACACTTCCTATAAAAAAATAATAGAGAATGCTAAAGCATTCATACAGGCCGGTGGAACAGCTCGTTGGCAATTTATCGTGTTCCGTCACAACGAACACCAACTCAACGAAGCAAAAAAATTAAGTCAGGAGATGGGATTTAAACAAATTGACTTCATATACTCGGATAGATTTGATATTAACAATAAATGGAAGGTGTATGATAACAATAATTACCTATACGATCTAGAAAAATCATCACATCAAACAACTTTAAGAGAATCATTAAATGTTCCGGAGGGCGAAAAATACTGGAAAAGATTGAATGAAAATAAAGGAGCGATATCCTGTATATGGAGTGAACAAAAAAGACTGTACATACACAGCGATGGCACAGTGTATCCTTGCTGTATGTTGGGATCTATACAGTCAGGAAAGAATATCGAAAAACTTATGTTGAAGAAATTAGTGAGAGATTTTGGAGAAATAGATCTACATAATAATGACCTAGGTGAAATACTTGCATCGGAGGTCTTTAGAAAAACCTTGCCGGACAGTTTCAACGGAGACCCGTTCCATCACCCTGTATGCATAGAATTTTGCAATAAAAACACCGGAAAAATTTATTTTGACAACAAAACGTCAGCAGATAGTCACTAGACAAATACCTTTAATAATGCTATAATAGTTTATGACGCACATACTGGTAGACACAGCAAACACATTCTTTAGGGCAAGGCACGTGATCAGGGGTGACACTTCTGAGAAGGTGGGCATGGCCATACACATCATGATGAACTCAATCAAGAAAGCCTGGCAGGATTTCGGAGGCACACACGTGGTGTTCTGTCTAGAAGGAAGATCATTCCGTAAAGACATTTACGCACCCTACAAACGTAATCGTAAGGAGATGGCAGATGCCATGACCGAGAAAGAGAAAGAAGAGAACGAAGTATTCTGGGAAGTATATGATGACTTTGTTGACTTTGTCAAAACGAAAACAAATGCCACAGTTCTGAGAAACGGCAGAACAGAAGCAGATGATCTCATAGCAAGATGGATAGACAAACACCCTGACCAGGAACATGTTATCATAAGCACAGACAAAGATTTGAATCAGTTGATCACGCCACGTGTGAAACAGTACAATGGTGTAAACGAGACCACACTAACACACGAGGGTTGGTTTGACGCAAAGACTGGCAAGCCTGTGATAGACAAGAAATTGAAAGCACCCAAACCTGCACCAGACACGGAGTGGATAGTGTTCGAGAAGGCCATGAGGGGTGACCCCAGTGACAACATCTTTAGTGCATACCCAGGTGTGCGTACAAAAGGCACAAAGAACAAGATAGGATTGCAAGAGGCATTCGCTGATCGCAATGAAAAAGGCTACACTTGGAACAATCTTATGTTAAGCAAATGGGTAGACCATGACGGGAACGAACACAGAGTAATGGAAGACTATGAAAGGAATAGAGCATTAGTGGATCTACACGCACAGCCAGAAGCGATCGTGGAAGAACTTGATCAAACGATTGCACAGGCCAAGGCAGAAAGCAAAAGCATTGACCAAGTTGGAATCAGATTCATGAGGTTCTGCGGCAAGTACGATTTAAATAGGATTAGTGAGCAGGCACAACTGTATGTTGAGCCTTTTAATGCGAGGTTAGTATCATGACAGTGAGAGCAAAGAC